ATATTATTGATTATGAAAATGGTAGAGATTTGAAAATTGCAATCACATCATGTAACTGTAAGTAGTTCAAATTACAACATATACATTTTCGTATATATAATATAGAAATTAGAAGGGCTCAAAAATACTTGAATGATGTTTCTGTTGGTGCAAAGTGATACTTCGTCAGTGCACCTGTTAGCTTTCTATTTGCTTCTTCCGGCCAAGGTGAATATATATTGCCCGTACGTAAACCGGCTTCTACATGTCCTACAGAAATTTGCTCGTAATAAGCCGCTAGGCTAGCTGCGAATGTAGTCGCTGTATCACCATGGACCAGAACAACGTCAGGTTTAAACTCTTTTAAAACTGGCGTTAACTCCAACAAAATACGACTTGTAACTTCAGGAAGGGTTTGCCCAGCTTTCATTAAATCAAGGTCATAATCAGGCTTGATTTTAAAAAGCTCTAGTACTTGATCAAGCATTTCTCTGTGCTGGGCCGTTACACAAACTCTAGCATTGAAACGTTCATCGTTTTCAAGTGCATGAACAAGTGGAGCCATTTTAATTGCTTCAGGCCTTGTGCCAAATACTGTTAGAACTTTCACAGGTGTTCCTTTATTTGTTTATGTTTTCACTCTTGAAACCAGCTCAAGAGGTTAGTTAAATACTCTGTCGTGACGTAAGGTCGCTGTTACCGATTGAATAATGATTTGTATCTGATTCAATCAATGGCTTTTAGATCCTGAAACAAGTTCAGGATGACAAACCTTTTGACTCAGAAACGTGTTCTGATTGACTGTTTTTACTATATCCACGAGCTCTTGGTCGGTTTCAACCAATGAACGCGCATTGCGCTGCAGCGTGGCATATAAATCAACTGAGGATGCGAATTCGCTTCTGGTATCATTGGCCACTTGTAGAAGCGCAGCCTGTGCAGATTCTAACGCCTCTGTGCTTTCAGAAACGTCTCGCAGCTTATTCTCTATAAGCGTTGCCTGATCGGCATAGTTTGAAATATCTCGAAGAGCAAATGCGCCCGCCAACGATGCTCCAAGCCCAAGAGTTGTAGTCTTGATACTTGATATAGAGCGCTCAACAGAATCGATTTGCGAGGATGCACGTGTTGCTTGTCGGCCAGCTTGTTCGGTTTCATTGCCAAACTTCTCAATCTCGTCTCGCGATTTCTTTACACCGCGCACAAGTCCATCGTTGTCTGCTTTAAGTCTTAAGCCAACTTCGATATCACTCATTGGGATGCTGCCTTATCGTTGAGTTCGTTTGAAATAAATGCCGCTAGCTTTCTCAGCAGAACATACTCTTTGGGTGTAAATTGTCTTTCAGACATTTGCGCGTCAGCTTGAACCGCGCTGACATCTAACCCTTGATATCTTCCTCCCCAAAACTTGAGCAGGTGCCTTACTTCGCTAAACCAGGAAATGACTGGCATGTTTTCACGAAATATTTCAAAGTCTGAGTGGTTTGACATCGCATCAATTTGCTTTTTGATGTATTCAGGTTTTGCGCCTAGCGCTTCGAGCTGCTCACGTAATTCCTTAACTTCATCCTTTTTGGGGCCGTGCCCATTCACCCAATAGTGGGCTGCCCCTTCTAGTTTTTTTCTAAATGCCCTGTTGCCGCTTCATGGTAGGCTCTGATGTAACCCGCTCGGACATAGCCAAAACTTTTAAACAGTCGTTTCTTGTTTTCTGTTGTCGAGGGAACGATGGTGCCGTCTTCGAATTTAACGTCTCGACCTAAGTCTTTAACTACATGGCATAGAAACTCGACATCCGGCTTTGTCTTCCACTTTTCGTATTCTTCGGGGTCTAAAATCTCAAACAGTGAAGAGCACTCTCGGGGTTCAGTGGTGCCGCCATCAACGCTTTCGTGAATGGTTACTGGCCACCAAATTTCTTTTTTTTCTTTCAAAACGAACGGCATACTTTTACCTTGAATAAGTTGCCGTCCTTGGCGGTGAGTAAATCGCTGACTCCCTTACTCAGCGTTATTGTCGCCCTTCGGGGCACGTTGTATTAGCGAGAAACTAGCTGGCTATCATTGCCGCGAATAACGCGGTAGCTGATATCCCAACATTGCTTTCCTTTCACTTCAGCTGGACTGACCGACAGGATTTGAATGCCAGAACTTTTTTGCACAATAACTTGGCCGTCAGCAACGCCGTGGCTTAGTTCGAAAGGAATAATTACGCCTGACAATTGAATAGCAAAAGGATCAAATGTGCTTAACGTGGGCGTCTCAATTATCCATTTCCCTTCTTCATTCCAATCGTTGATAAAGATTTGCTTGCGCTCAGTTCCTTCGTCGTACTGAACGTCTTCATTGCCATTGAGTTCATACTCATAGAGGTTGAGGGCTTGACCATCAAGCGTAAATGTCGTGTTGGAGTTGGACATCGGCAATGGGTCTGAAAACTCGCTGAAATCTGGTTGGGGCGGTGTACCTTCTAGAGTCCCACCATAAACACCTTTAATTTCTGCAGTGCCCATAAAGCGTTCATTGATTTTACCTGCGTAGGAAATGCTCGCTTTCCCCGCTAGTAAGATGTGATACATCCCTTCCCAATAGAAATAGATGGTACCGTCTAGCTCCTCAGATGCATTTTGAATACGGTTGTGTGATACCTCAGTCGCCACATCTGTGTTTTCATCTTTAGCTGATAATTGAACCAGAGATGACCAAGCTGCAGGCGAAGATGCTGTACCAGAACCAGCCAGCTCAAAAGGCGCTGTGATACTAATCATTTCGCTGGTATGAATGACGGGTTGCCCGCCGTTCCTGCCGTCGTCAAGGTCGCGACTAACTTGTTCAGTTTCTAAGGGCTTTACGCTTAAGCCTGTGGTCAATATGGCTTTAGGCGTTGCACCTGCAGCGATATAGTCAGTGCCTGAAGTATCACTGTCTCTGCGAAGCGCGAGTAAGATAAACTTTTTCTTTTCCTTAAACCCTGGAGTGATACTCATGATGTCTTCTCCTGCGCTTTTGGCTGCGCCTTGGTTTCAATTGGGCGGTCTTCAACAACCACGACTTTTAGTTTTGGATGTGCACTAATTTGGGCGCGTTTGCCTTCGCTTAGCTCACTCGTTTTAAACTTGTTTTCACCAGGCTTAAACATAACGGCTGCGCGCGTAATATCGTTGTCGCTGGCGTTGGTCACTATGATCATGTTGCATTTCCTCTGTACCAGGTATTGGTTGAAAATCTATCTATCCACCAAAGACCATCGTTGGTGAAACCGATAAGGTCGCCATTCCCCAAAATAACGCGTTCATGCTCATCATCAGGTTTCCAGCCAAAGAGAGCGTCACGCAACGTGTTGCGCAGGGTTTTTAGTTCTTCTAGGGTTTTCTCACCCGTTGGGTCATTAATGGCCCGTAGACCGATGACCACGCCAAACGTGACAACAAACTCCTGAAGCGGACGGCCCATATCAACGTCACGGCTGTTTGCCAGAGGCCGATCGCTCACTGGGACAACGAACGCGGCATTGTTGCGATGTAGTGGTTGACTCATTGCTTTGCGAACGTTTGCAGCCGTACCCACCTCGTCAAACTGGTTAGCGATTTTGGGTTTAACCAAATTCAACATTAGATAAACCCCTTTGAGTTTTGACGGCTAAACACGCCTGTCTCGCTCTGAATTTGAATTTGGTCGTCAGATGCGGGTGACTCGTTGCTATCTGATAGACCTAAACGCACTTCGCCTTTACCCACCGACTTTAAAAAGTCCATTGCCGCCTTGTTATTCTTATCGACGGTTTCAGGAACGGTGTGGTCGTACATATTGAACCTAGCGATGTCAGCGCATATTTTGATAAGCACGCTAGGTACAACATTAAGGGGCAGGGTGTAGCGCCCACCCAAATAGCCATCAATCAAGTCACTGGCATCTTCTATGGCTGCACTTACTGCTTGCTCGTCAATAAAGCCGTTATTGTCGCGGTCAGTAAGACGCAACAGTTCATCGGCTCCGTATCGGTCAATTAAATTATCAGTAGTGCAATACGCCATAGTGATGCCCCGACTAGCGCTTATTAGGCGCTAGCACCCGTGTCTTTTGTTGTGCTTGCTTTACCCGTTGCTTTCGCTCCCGTCGACTTGGTAGGTTCGGTTTGCGAAGCAGTCTTTTTTTCTTGCGTCTTTTCTTCAGTGGCGGCAGCGGTGGGCGCGGCAGAGATAAGTGAGGTATCAACGCCTTCTGGGATGGCATCGGACTGCATTTCACGGACAGACAGCTTTTTCTCTTCGTGAATTTTGTGTAGTTGCTTGTCTGTAAAGTAACCTTCAGGGAAGGCTTTTCCGGCGTCAGTAAAGGTTGTGCCGGCACGACGAAAGGAAGGCACACTTGAGGCTATAACTAATACGGCAATAGCGAGTTTTGACATAACGTTTCTCCAAAACAACTGGCTTTCATCTAAAAGCCAGTTGTAGTAGTTGTAGTGATTGTTAAGGTTCTTGGTATTCAGGCTTATAGGTAGTCCGGGCTAAGGACTGTAAACTTACCCTTGAGCTCATTGCTCACGGTTACGCCGCCATCATCAATTTGTTCACGCTCGTTAATTTGGGTCGCGAGTTTGTGCAGTGAGGACGGTACGACTAGCGTTAACTTGTTCTTGCCTAAGCCTAGTGAGCGGCCACCGTCTGCCTTAAAGCTGCGGAACAAATTGATTGCTTCCCAGAGAGTTTCAGACGTCAGCTCTTTTTTGACGCCTACTGCCATTTGCCAGAAGCCGTAGCCCACATTGCAGCGACAATCTACGCCGTATCGGAAAACCTTATTCATGAACACTTGTTCGTCGTTAGGGTTATCCATAGCGACAAATTGCATACCTTTGCGCTCTTGGAAGATAAGTGGCTTTAAACTTCGAGATGTGTCTAACAGGTACCAGGCATCGCCTGTGTAGCCTGCATCAATAATTGCGTTAGAAAACGAGGTGTCTGCACCGCTGCCATCCACTTCGGCGTTTACTGGGTGGTCGGTATCAAAGAAGTATTGACCGTCGTAACAGGTAGATGCGAAGCCAGCACTCAACAAAGGGAATACCAGTTCATCTGGAAACACCGACGCTGCGTAACCCATTTCATCCATCATGGGTGAGTACACGCCTAAGTTATCGTCTTCGATGTCGTTTCGGTCTACCGCTACCGTCGATTCAAAATCTTTATTGGTAATAGAGTAGCCATGCTCTTTGATTGACTTGAGCTGACGCTCGCCAACCCACTCGCTAAAGCCTGGCCATTGACCCAACCAGCCGTAGGTATTCGATTTGGTTGATGATGGAACGACGGTGGCCACGGCATTGTACATCGGCATGCCACGGGTTTTACCGTCTTCAAAGTTCTTACGAAACCCAGTACGGATTGCGTTTAATACAGGTGAGGTAATAATAGCCATGTGCTTTATTTCTCCAAATTAAGTGTGTGGTTAGGCGTAGAGCTAGTCTTTCTTAAGCTCGGTGGCGTAGTCCTCGTGGGAAATGCCCAGTTGGTCTGCTACAAGCTTTTGGTCAGCGGTAAGCGCCGCAACGCCGTTTTGGTCTTCACCGTCTGGTTTCTTTTCTTTGGTTTGTTTACCACCAAAGGCTTCCACGCTTGCGCGGCCATCAAGCTGCGCTTTAAGCGCTGCCATGCTACTTTTGCCCAGGCTACGTAAGTAAGGCAGCTCCGCTTGCGCCACGAACTTGCCGTCTTTTTGAGCCTGCTCAATAAGCTGCTCAACAGTCACCGCACTGTGGTTTGCCGATAACGCTGCTAGCTCTGCAACCACACCGTTATAGGTTTCAACAGGCACATACTCAGCGGGATCAATACCCTCTTTGGCTTGCTCAACCTTTGCCGTAAGCGCGGCAATTTGTTGTTCGCTCTCCGCTGCGCCGTCTAACTTCGACTTAATGCCATTTAGCTTGGCTTTCACTTCAGGCGTAGTTAACTGCGCATGTAATGCTGCAGCATCAATGTCAGTTTCTGGGGTAGTAATACCCAGCAGGTTAAATAGCAGGGCTAATGCTTCGTTCATGGGCGTAGGCTCCGATGGTTGGTTATTAACGTTTGCATGAAGGGCGGCAGCTTGACTCATGCCCTTTACTGCTGGGTCATTAGTGAGCGCGGCGCTGTGAAGGTCTAACACTTCACCTGTATGTTTGTTGTAAATGACGACAGGGGAGTAGTATCTGTACTCACCTTCTTTGATGTGCTTTCGCGCGGTTGGCGTGAAATTAAGCTGAGCGAATAAGCCTTTGTCTTCTCGCCATTCGAATTTATTGCCCCATGCACTGGCAGGGGCTTTAGACCCGTTCTCTTTGGCAAGTAGAGTTTGGTGGTCATAGTCGACGAGCAGCTGCTCGCCCGCGTCTGCTCGCGCATTTAATTTCGCAGCGAGGGCTTCGCCTTTGGCATTATCGATACGCCATTTGTTACCAGGCACTTCAGTGGGGCGGCCATCATAGGCAGCGAAGTCGGCCCCCGGGAGTATTTGTTGCCAGGGCTGTTCTATATCAATTGAAAAAGTACAAGCCGCAACGCCAAGTGGAGACTCAACGTTATCCGACTGGTTTGATAGGGCAGCAAAGGACACGGCTGCTGCTAGCGTTGTCGCTACATGGCGGCCTCCAAGTACTGAAGATGTAAGTGTGGTTAGTTGTTTTTTCATAGCCCGACCAGTATGTCGGGCTATAGGGAAGGAGGGGGATTAGTCTAGGTTTGGGCTATATCGAAACAATACCGTTGGGAAGAATAAATTTTTCATAGTAGGCCCTCAGCGATTCAAAATAGTCTTCGTTAAACTCACGAGTAACATTTCCCTGACTGCCATAAATCCTAACTTTCACATCTTGTGCGTAAGCAAGCTTCTTTATTTGTTCAACAGTGATTGGGTAATGCGCTTCTTCTCTCACTCTTATACCACCCACCGCGCCAGCCAACCCTTTAAGTACGTCCCGATTGTATGCGGAACCACTGGGGCTAACGAATGGCATCTTCTCGCCATCGACTAATAATACAAGTGATTCGCCAGGGTTTATAAATACCCATCCTTCGTAATGAAGTATTACAGCAAGCGTAGTTCCAACGCTTTCCTTTTTGACGTCAGTAAATACTTCGATAAACGCTTGACTTAGAGACAGCATGGGTGCGCCATCCAATTCTCCCGCGCTGGGCATAGAGTATCGTTTAAAATCTTTGAACTCGTCCTGAGTTAACCTATATCCATCTTCAATTTGATTTTGCGTCGATTGGC